CGTACACACGCCGAATGGTTTGCAGTCGGCTGACGTCACGCAGGCCAGGTCTCATCTTTGCAGCCTGGAACAACTCTGTGAAACGAGGTTGTGCGAGGGTCAGCCAGGACTTCGTTCTCGACGCCGCGGTAGCCCACAAGGCCGCCCTGTCGAGGGTGAATCCCCTGCAATCCGACCCCGCCATCCTTAAGCAGAAGTTCTCACGCATCTTTGGCGCGCAGAAGAAAGAAAAGAAAACTGCGCAGTTGTCTGTCTGCGAGCTCGACCTCACGGTCTTGCCTGCCGAACAGCGACCACGAAGAAAACTGTGGAACACCAACGACCACGCCTCGTTCCTGTACAATCGGGGACGTGGGGGTCGGGTCCAGGAAATGCGGGATATGTTCGTCGATGCCCCCGGGAGGAATGACCCTTCCACGGGAGACTTACAGGAGGCAAACCCACCGCTGTTCGACATGTATGAGGTTCGGCCAGGGGTCGTTCGGGAGCGAAGGGCCTTTCCGGCCCCCAACTTCCAGACGGTCGGCCGAGCAGCCTATGCGCGCGCCAAGTCAGGCGTTCTGTTCGCGCAGGCTGAGATGCTCCTCGAGCCCCTCAAATGTCGCATCATCACCAAGGGGGACGGCGTTTGCTACTTCTTCGCGAAGTTCTTGCAAAAGTTCGCTGCCAAGCAGCTGCTCCGCCATCCCGCCTTCGCCCTGACGGGTGAAACTCTCTCCATCTCGCACCTCGAATGGGTTAAGCGACAAACTGCTGCACTCGGTCTCAGTGAACTGAACAACTGGGTATCCGGTGACTACAGCGCCGCCACAGATGGTCTGTCATCTGCTGTGAATTCCATAGCAATTGATGAATTATCTCGTGTCGCAGGCCTTAGCCCCGCCGAGCAGCTGATTGCACAAAGGGTAAACGGGCCCCATCGGGTCAGTTACAATCCCGACCTATTCGACGTTGCCGAAGAGCTTGGCAGAGAAGTTGACCTAGACCCCTTCATCATGACAAACGGTCAGCTGATGGGCTCTCCACTCTCCTTCCCCGTCCTCTGTGCTGTGAACATCGCAGCCTACTGGATGGCACTCGAGGAGTACACGGGTCGGAGCTTCTCAATCGAAGAGCTCCCCGTGCTGGTCAACGGTGATGACATCTGCTTTCGGGCAAACGACGCTTTCTACGCTGTGTGGAAACGCCACGTGGAAGAGGTAGGGTTCAGTCTTTCCCAAGGGAAGAACTTCCTGTCCCCTCACTTCGTGACCATGAATTCGGCGTCCTTCCGTGACATGAATGGGGTCATCAGCCAGATCCCCACCGCCAACCTCGGACTCTTGCTTGAGCATGCAGG